TGCCAATTGCAAAGCCTTTTTTAATGGCTCCGAATGCTGCCGAAGCAGTTGCCATTGCACTAACTGGATCCATTAATATACCCTCACTTTTTCTGAGTCTACATATTTTGGAACACAATAGGCTGTCACTCGATCCCTTGGGTCCATATATTCTAAATATCTGTAGTTACCGTGTCGTTTTGTTAGTTGACTAGCAAAGTAGAGGCACTCATTAATATCTTTAAAGTACATATCTCCGCTAGACAATTTTCTTGTTTCCCCTGTCCCCAGATATACTAGTAGGAGAAACGCGTGTATCATAGTTTAGTTATTAGCATAACGGCTACAGCTATTACTGATGCTGTTGATAGCATAAGCATAGCCTCTAGCCGCCACATCCTTTTGTCTAGTGACTCTAGTTTACTGTTCACCATTTCATATCTGATAGCACATTCTTTTTCATGTGCATCTAGTTCCATCTGTACTTTAAGCTCTGGTTCTAATGACATCTTCATTACCCAGCAATTTCCATAAGGGTAATAGTCATTGGATAGGAATAGCTACCCACTTGAGTGTTAGATCCTCCTGTTGTTTTCATTTGCATCTTGTATGTAACACTTGATGTGGTTGCTGGAGAATCTAGGTACTGGTTACTAAGCCTGAAATGCAAATCTGCTCCGGCGTAAAACTCATACGCATTAGTGCTGTCGTAGTAAAACCTTGTAGAACCTCTTGCAGGAACCACTACTATGCCATGTGCTGTCGGCACATACCCATTTACACTCCACTGCACTAAAATTTTAGATGACGTAGAAGTTGGCGTTATTGATGCAGACAGACCTGTGATGTCTACATAGCTAGTGGATGTGTTAACTTGAGTGCCTGTTTGCTCGCCTTGCACCACCTGCAATACACTACCTGTAGGAAGACCAGCAGATGTCACTGCGGTAAGAGACTGATTGTTTAGTTTTGTAAGTGCCATTATGCATTCTCCAGTGCCGTGACACGAGTAATCAAGTCAGCAATCTGTGTGGCTTGTGTGTTGTTCTCTGTCTCAAGCGTTTCAATCTTGGTAATGGCTTCTTGCAAGGCTTTGACCGCTTTCATGTACAGAATAGAGTATTTGACTGATTTGGTGACTGTCCCTAAATCGGTGCCATCTGCATCTAAGTCTGCATGTTCATCAACAAGACCGCCCATACCTGCTGCTTCAAGTTCTTGCGCTACAACACCAATGTGAACATCTGTATTGCCAATCTTGTTAAAGTTGCGAACTTGTAAAGCCTTGATATCATCCCATTGAGAGTTGGCATTAACTATGTTCTCTTTCAGCTTTTGGTCTGAACCAGTGCCGTATGTGCCATTAGTGTTGTAAACATTTCCATTAGTTGTTACGAAAAAGCACTGAGTGCCATTGTCCATTGTGGTAGAAGAATGTTGCGCTTGGAAAAGATTGTAAGTTGTTCCAGCACTAACATCTGTTTTGAAAATACCAGCACCACTGCCGCTATTTGTACGCATAGTGGTTGTGCCATTTAAGTCAATACGAACCTTTTCGCCGTTATCAACATTAAAGCGCATGTCGCTACTGCCTTCAACATTCCCTTTATCAGAGTGCAAAATTAGCTTGCCGTTACTTACTTCAATTTCACCGTACTTGTTGTCTGCGGCATTGCCTTCATGCAGTCTGATTTGACCGGAGCCAGCCTTCACATGAAGCGCAACAGATGGCGAGGTGCCGATGCCGACATTGCCGCTGTTGTCGAGGCGCATACGTTCTAAACCATTCGTTCCAAAGCGCAACATTGCATTTTCGTAGTTGTACAAATACGCAGAGTTGTCGCCTTGCAGCTTCAACTCAATTCCGTCTGAGGTGGCTGTGCCAGTTCCACTACCTTTGAGTGACAAAGATGCTGTAGTGCTACTGCCTTGAATGTGAAGTTCGTGTGCAGGTGCCGCAGTGCCGATGCCGACATTTGCATCTAGCACGATGTCACCATTGCCATTAGGGTCGAGGGTAATGTCACCATTAATAGAAGGGCTCTGGATAGAGTCTACTTTAAGTATTCCTGTCATTTATTCCTCCAGTGCCGTCAAGCGCGTTTCAATGTCAGCCAAGCGTTGCTCTGTTGCTGCGCCGATGAACGCCAGTAACTCAGCATAACGGATGCCAAGCATTGTTTTCTGCGTTGCGCCTTCTGGTGCTTCGTCAGCAGTGTTATACACTTTAGTGTGTGTCTGCTCTGCACCGTCATCATCGGTGTATGTTTCATCAGCTTCCCACCAAGTATCACTGCACCAGAACGCATACTTGCTTGCGTCAAGACCAGCGTCAGACATTGCTGTCTGTACCTCTTGTGCAATCACACCTGTGTGTGTACGAGCCGTATCGCCTTCGGCTGCTACTTTTGAACGGAACTTATAGGTTTTAAAAAGTGCGCTAATTGCTTTGGCAGCAGTAATCTCTGCACTTGTTAAGCTACTAATGTTTTGTTTTTCGGTTTCATCCGATGTTTGAATGGTGGGGTTAGTAGCATACAGGTTTGCAAAACGGGCAGAACCAGCACCCAAATCTATGTTACCATTGTTGTTTGCGCCGCTTTTTCGGGGTAAAATATTTCCCTCACCAAAAGTCAAACCAGAGTGATTGGTGCTTGTGCAATCTATACTGAGATTGTCACCATCAGTTACTTTAAACTCTGAAATCTTTGCAGTGTCTTTATAGAGTTGTACTATTGTGCCGTCACTTGATTTTCTCACAACAATAAGCGGACCATTACCATCCGCCGTAGCCCAAAGGCTGCCGTTGCCTTTAGCCTCGACGCCTACACTTTGGTAATTCGTGGAGGTCTTTCCCACCATTAATATGCCGCTGTTGTCCACTCTGAGGCGTTCGGAACCGTTGTTTGAAATGCGAACATTGCCCGCACCCAAGTTGTTGATAACGGTATCCTCACCAGCTTTAGTGATGCCCAGCGTTCCATCGTTTCCGCTAATATCCGTGTCAGCCAGCACATAGCTTGGCTGTGAACCAGCAACCACGACGGATGGTGCGTTACTGCCGCTAACGTAATCTGTGTATGTGGCTGGCGTGGTTGTGCCAACACCTACCTCACCTGACGCAATGATAGTATTTCCCGTACCATCAGGATCAAGAGTAATATTACCATTAGTAGCAGCACTCTCAATAGAGTTTACTTTAAGTATTCCTGCCATTGTTTCCTCCTTATCCTATTAAATATCCTGAAAAAGCAGTTTCTTTGCCAATGTGCCATCCGACTATTTCAGAAAAAATATCTACTGTGTCATTTGCAGCACAAACAATTACGCCTGACGTAGAACTTTGTATGTAATTACTGCCAGAACCAAAATGATAAGCTCTGTATTTTTCTCCGCTTGAGCTTGAGCCACTTCCATTTAGTCTAATAAAAGCTGCACCTGATTGGTTTTGAGCGTTGTTATAAAGACCATTAAATGAAAAGAAATAACTTCCGGCTACCGGACAAGTAAACACTCCTGTGCTTGCATCGTAATGATTGCCTATATTATACATAACATCGTTAAACTTTAAAACTGTGTTTGCAGTATCAGTACCACCACTGCTACTAGTATTTGATAGCTGGCGAACACCAAAAGCTGGACGATCTGGCATAAGAACTTGATTGCCGTTAGTTTTAGGCCTAAGTTCGTCTACAAATAATTTACTCATATCACACCACCGTAAATGTGCCGTTGACAGTCAACGTAGCTGCAAGTGTAAATGGTCCTGCTACAAGAGCGTTCTCACCACTAGCAATCGTTGCATTATCTGTAAGGCTGTTAGGGTTAACCCGAATATTCGCTACGCCACCACGGCTAATAGTGCTACTAAGTTTTGCAGTTCCAACGGAACCATCTGTAGGTACTACACTGTTACCTACCTCACCTAACGCAAGAATGTAATCAATGCTGTCAGATGACGATAGGTTAGATGCAAATATAATATTACTGCCACTTACACTGTAAGCGTCATTAGGTGCTTGTGTTACACCGTTAAGTGATACAATCAGGGTTTCTGCTGTAGCTGGCTTAAATGCTGCACCGTTATAAGCAAGCGCATAAGTAGCTGTAGCAGATGCCGTGATTGCATCTAATTTTTTAAATTGACCCGCATCAGGGGCTTTACCAATATAAGGCATATTATCCTCCTTCTGCTGGTGCTATTGTTAATTCTCCGGCCTCAACTTGACGCATAATTTCTGCGTAGTGACGGTTGGCTGGGTCACACGGCACTTGCATCTGAACGCCGTCGATAGTGCATTTAATCGTGGCGCTAGCCTCTGATGTGTACTGGGCGTTTGTGATTGTCATTTCATCCATTGCTATAACTCCGCATCGAACTGGACTTTAGCCGACGCATTTGTTGAACGTACCAACCCTGCTTGTCCTGCCGTGCCAGACGCCTCTGAATTGTTATATGCGCTATACTGTTCTGTGCTGCCGTTTTCAAACGTGATGCTGTTGATTGCATCAGAGCCTCCATTTCTATAAATGGTGTAGTAGCCTGTACCTGCCGTATCAATGCCGGTGGGCGTGGCTCTCATTGTTGTTGGGTAGCGGAGCATAAAGCTGGCGTGTGCCGCAGTGTAATACCACGCAACACCAATCTCTTTTGTACTGCCTTCAAGGAACTTGAAGTAGTACCTCTGACACCTAGCCAACTCATCGCCAAATGACCGATGCTCAAACGGCGTGGCTACCTCGCCTACTTCCACTTGCCAGCCAGTTATCTCTAGGGTTCGGTTTGTGCTGTCAAAAAATGAGGTGGCGTTATCCACAATTCTTTGATTGGTTGCCGTGTGCCATACATTGCTTGTGTGAGTGCCACCACTATATGTGGAACCAGCATGAATCCAGATGTTACATTGAAAAGAGTGGTTGTTATCGTCGTCTAAAGTTCCTGTGGTGTCTCCCACAAAAGTCTTTGTCACTCTTGTCCAGCTTGTCGTAACGGAAAATGCTTGACTGTTTAATCTTCCATTATCTGCATCAGCCAGTTCTAAAGTGTATGTAGCGTTTGCATTTCCTTTTACATAAAAAGAAACAGTCACAGGTTCAGCACTAGATGTACCCTTTTTAAGTTGTTGTAAATTTTGTCCTTCAAATCTTTGTTGAACTAAAAAATACTCACCTGCGGCTGTAGAGGTATCAGCAGTAGTGCAATCAAATTTCATGCAGTTAGCAAATCCGGGCAAATCAGTTACAGCAGATTGCGACATGGTTAGTGCGCCCTGAGTGTTAAAAGCAATTCGGTATCTATCCAAATTGTGATATCCATTTGAACCAGCAGCGCCTACTCCTGTAGATGTCGTTCCTCGCTGCGCTATTTGCATAGCACCGTTGACAACTAAATTTCTAACTCCAAGATTACTATCATTAACTATTTTATCAGGGGTAATAGCATCATTAGCTATACTAGCTGTTTTAATTGTACTTAATGCCATACTATACTCCTTGTGAGTCTACATGAGCCTCATATGCTGTCTTAATTGCACTAGTCCACACGGCATTACAGACAGCTTGTACGCTGGCATCCTCGCCAGAGATGTCGGTATCGCCCCATGTGTCGCCAGACTTAGTGCGGGGGTGCAGAACGTGCCGGTGATAAGTGCGGCTGATTTCGTCGCCGTCATCCTTGACGACGGTTGCTTTGCGAACTTGCACGGCTTTGTACGGCCCACGAACTTCGCAATCGTATTCAAATTCTTTTGTCAGTGCCATTGTTTACTCCTTCTAAGTTTATCGTCGCATGGCTGCGACCTGTCCAACCCACACCGGCTGGTGGGGTTATGTTGTTTGATAGGTAAAGCTAAACGCCCATCCGTATGTGCTGCCGTTTGATGCAGTAAGTGAATTACCGGCTACATCTCTAATACCCGCAGTAGCAGTTGCGCCACTTTGTACGAATGTCATCCACGCCGTTCCAAAGGAATACCATTCTTTGAGGAAAATTGAGAGGTAGTTTCCGTCAGCCAGTGCAAAAGGTAAGCCCTGAATTGAACCCATAGTTGTGCCGGACTGAACGTAATACATAGTTACTTGTACGTTGACCAAATTTCCTATTTTTGTGTACACACCAAGCTGCTGACCATAACTACTGGCTGTTGTAATCGTTGGCGTAAACGTACCCTCCTCATAATCATCCAGCGCATTTGCCGCCGCCGTGTCGCCGTTGAAGGTGAGGCCACCGCCAGCAAGGATACGCATACGTTCAGTGTTGCCAGTACCAAACCGCAACTCACCGCTTTCGCAGTTTGAGATGGCTGCACTCGTACCTTGCAGGGTAAGACCCAAACCTCTGTTTGCGCCAGATGCAGGGTCAGTGAGTTTCAGCGATGCGCCGTCACCATCATTAACGTGAAGCACTGTTCCGCTAGAACTTACAGACAATCCAGCAAGGCTGCTGTCAATAGTCGGGCTGGTCGTACCCACGCCCACACGGTTATTAGCCGCATCGACATGCAGCGTGTCGGTGTCAACGGTCAAGTCGCCGGTAATTTCAATATTAGTATCTAGCTTAGCAGATGTAACACTTCCATCTGGTGGTGTAGTAGTTTGGATAGCTTTACCCTGAAACACCACATAAAAGTCATCAGTGCTTTCTACATTACCTGTCATAGTAAGTGCAGTACCGCTTACTGTATAAGCCACTCCAGGTTCTTGTCTTACGTTATTAACAAACACTTCTATTTCATTAGCATTAGCTACTGGATGCGACAGAGTATAAGCTGTCCCTCCATTGCCTGTAATAACTTGTTTATCTACAGAAGAATATGCTTCGGAGGATTGATTTCCAATGTATCCCATGCTATCCTCCTTATGTGCTAATTGCGTCTACAGCAGATACCCATACATCAAGCGAAGATGCTGTGTCTGATTTTACAAACAACCGATCACCTGATTGTACTACAATTTTTGCGCCACCGTCCATAACTTGAAGTGCGCCACCTGCTGCAATCGGTGCTTGTTTAATAAGGTAATAATCATTACCACCATTTTGAATATAACAATCTACAAGAATAGATTGAGTAGTTGTATTAGTCATATGAATGCCTACAAGCGTATCATATGAATCAAAGTTAGCCCCATCAGGAATGTCAACAGCGCTTGTGCCTATGTTCCTTTCGGCGTATCGTCTAAAATTTTGTGCCATTAGAATCTCCTATAGGGCAATTGACATTGCAATTGCAAAGCCGTTTGTTGCATACGATGAGAGGTCTTGTTGTGCAATTGATTGCCATGTGCCTACTGGTGAGCCTGTACCTGATGGTGCTACTTGACAATAACGAACAGCGTTAAGCGTTGTGTTATAATATAAGTCACCTACAGTCACAGTTTTACCTGCGGCTTCATGTGCATTTTCTGCTGCTGCATCATCTGCATAGTTACCATAATATTTTTCATCAAAGTTAGCTACACTACTAGCTGCTTGGTCTGCCCAATACTTAGCAGAATAAAGCGCTGAACCGCCTGAACCTGTAACTGGTGTTGCTATTGCAAAACTGTTACCGCCACCCAAAGCCCATTGTTTAGCAGAGCCATTAGTGTTACCAGACTGTGTGCCAATAGCATACTCTTTAGCAGAGTATTCAGTGTTATCAGCTGTAGTTGTAGTTTCAGTTGCCCAATCTTTAGCGTTACCAGCACCTGAAGTGTGGTCTACGCCTGTGCCTCCAGTTGCCCATGCTTTAGCCGAGTAGCCTTCACCTGTAACTGCTTCACCGTTTGTTTTTTGCGCCCATGCCTCTGCTTCATCTTCAGAACCTTGTGCATCTGTAGCTGAACTTGCAGCTGCAGTAGCTGAATTACTAGCATTTGTAGCTTGAGTACTTGCTGTTGTTGCGCTAGTTGCCGCATTAGCAGCTTGCGTAGATGCTGTTGACGCACTTCCCGCACTAGCTGTTGCTGAGTTAGCTGAAGCTGTAGCACTATTAGCACTATTGGTTGCTGAAGTAGCTGCATTAGTTTCAGAAGTAGCTGCAGCTGTAGCTGAATTAGCTGAAGCTGTTGCACTACTAGCACTAGCAGTTGCACTATTGGCACTTGCTGTAGCTGAAGTTGTTGCACTGTTAGCAGAACCAGTTGCTGAAGTAGCACTTGATGCTGCTGAAGTTGCAGAGTTAGCTGCTGCAGTTTGTGAAGCCGCCGCATTTGTAGCTGAAGTACTTGCTTCTGCCGCTTTAGTTGTTGCCGTTGCTGCATCAGCTGCTGTAGTTGAAGCAGAATTTGCCGCCGCTGTAGCAGAGTTTGCACTAGCAGTAGCTGAAGTTGCACTTGCTGTAGCACTAGTTGCTGCATTTGTTTCTGATGTAGCCGCATTAGTTGCACTAGTAGCCGCTGCTGTTTCAGAAGCTTTAGCATTAGTTGCTGCAGTTTCAGCTGCAAGAACATCTGCACCTACAATATCAGGAATACCATCAATAAGTGTATCTGTAAACAAACCGCCATTTGCAGCATTGTCTGTTGCGCCTGTAAACTGTCCAGGCCTTGCTGGTGTTGTCATTAAATTAACCCTCGCCCGTTAAAGTTTATTTGTAAGTTACCACCAGATGCATTCCTTTTATCATCTTCATCATTAACTTCTGCAATTTCTTGATAAAACATTTGACCATATTTTTTAGCTTGATCATCTTCTTGAAGATAAGAAAAAATTTCGCCTAATGCACCAAATAAAAGTATACGTTCATTTTCATCGCGTAACCAATTAGGTGTTGCTGTACCAATATAATAAGTAGCAGTTACTGTACCACCTGCATCTGCTGCTTGTGCAGCTGATTGAGTAGCATAAGCTGTTGTGCCTGTATTGCTATTAAAGTACAATTGTTTAGAATTAGCTACACCTGATCCTGCGCCTGTTGTTGTAAGAAATCCAGCATTATAGTTAAGCACTGTTACTGAATAAACAGCATCAAGTGCTGGTAATCTACGGTAATAATAAAGTTCTATTGTATTAGCTTGATTTTGTGCATTTCCGCTTCCAAATCCAGGCGATAAAAATAAAACGTTTTGTTGTCTTGCCCAATAATTATTATTAGAATATTTTTCTGCTGTAGTATCATTAAATGTTCTAATGTCTACTTTTTCATTAAATACTCGTGTTGTAAGACCATTTGAATCTACTTCTCTAATTTGAATAAATTCAATAAGGTCATACGGTAATTGTAACTCTGTAATTGATTCTTGATTACTAGTTGCTGCTGTTGTAGCTGTTGTTAACAAAGACTTTTCATAGATTGCTACATTTTCTAATGGTGGAACTCTTAAAGTTCGATAAGCTTTGTCAGCCGCATACTTAAGACTATCTTGAATAATTGCATCGCTAACTACTTCTTCATCTCTGTTACACCAATCTCGCACTAACGCCACTAGCTGAGTATATGTTCTTGCCATGTGTGGCCTCCCATTAAGTGTTAATTAACAGATCAGGATACTCAGTAATTAAAATAGTTCTTAGCTTTTTCATGTTATTAGAATCTTGCATAAACATTGGATCATGCAAATCAAGATGATGTTCTTGCAAAATTTTAATTGCTACAATATCTGGTATTGTTGCCATTTTGCGATAACCTTGTTTGGTTTTACCATAATAGTTTTGAAAATCTCTTTCTTGTTTAACATGATCTTTATAAGCTGAAATATCTTGAACTGCTTGCCAATCACCTGTTTCAAGATCAAAGCCAGCATTAATACCTTTTTCGCTTCCAACAGTACTACTGTGAAATTTAAAATCTGTTTCTTTACTCATTTGTCCTCACTCCAAATTATGCGGGTTCTGTATAAGCCACAAAACGACCTGACTTTCCAATGTATCCTAATTCAGCACCTGTGGGAGCTGCTGTAGGATTTCCGTTAGTTGCTACGTTAGGTGTATTAATATCAAGGTGTGTAAGCTTATAACCACCGCTAGCAACTGCTGCAGTGCGCCATACACATGTTTCTGCGGGGTAAGTATTCCCGTTTGCTGTTCTAATAACTAGCATTTACTGTACTCCTATTTTCCTAAAAATTTAGCTAAACTGCTATATGTTTTTGGTTTACGTTCTGGCATAGGTCCAGACCGAACCACTGTTTTACGACCACGAGGATCGGTGCTTGTTACATAACTATTGCCGCTAGTAACTGCATTACCTACAAAATCAAGTGCATCATCGCGAATATTAGCTGCATCTTCAGCAGCTTGTGCTTGCCGTTCCATCATTGCTAAATCCGCAGAACCATCATTCATTTCAAATACTTCATTTTGTAAAGGCGCTAAAGGATAACGTCTTTCTCTTGCAGTGCGTGCAACAAAACCTTCTTGTCCTGCATCACGTAATGCTTGCATTGCTGCTGCATTAGCTGATCCTGTACCACCGTAAATTTTGTCTAACTCTTCACGATCATTAGTTCCTGTGCGCGGAAAAATATTTCCTTTAGGTCCATAACCAGTATTGCGATTATTGTTTGGATTAATAGTAGGCATAGACCTTACGCTAATATCATTGCTTCGATCAATTACTACAGTTGGTACAAAGTCACCTGATTTAATAGCATCTGCAAGTTCTTTAGGCATGTTTACATTGCCACTTCGCATATGGGTTTCGTACATTGCTTGAAGTGCAGCATTGCGAATAGTTTTTTGAGCGTCTTTAGCCAATGGTCCTGTATTTGTTTTTAAGGCTTTGTCCCGTCCTTCAGCCATAGCTACCTCCCTTTATAAATCATGCCACCTGCAGATTTATATTCTGGATCCATTTTCATAGTACCGCCGCCATAATTATAAGTTGGCTTTTTCTTTTTATTGTTTGCTTGAGGTTGTGTAGATCCCATCATACGATTTGAACCACCACCTGCTCCTGGTTCTTGATTATCTTTTGCTTTAACTACAATTGGCATTTAATTCTCCTATAGTAAGAATAGGGGAGACCCATTAGAGCCTCCCCTAAATAGCCTTAGCTAAGGCCGTAAATTGCACCACAACCAAGCGGATTGCGTACTTCAAGAGTACACTCTTCGACCATCATACCTTTGGTCGAGTCGCCTTGCTGACCTACGTCAACCTCAGTCAGAGGACGCAGATATGCAGTAGCAAACCACATTGGATCGTAAATAAGCGCAGCAAAGTCTGCTACGTCTACTTTACCGTTTCCAGTAAATGCAGCACCATTGTCGCCTTTAAAGAAATGCTCGTTAGACAGACCCATAATATAGTTAGGAACCACCATAACGTCACCAAAGTCAGACATATATACGTCTACTGACTGGCGAAGCTTGCCGCCTTCGTCAATATTACGTACAACACCTGTGTCTGAAACCATCAGGTCTGAGAAATCACGGCGAAGCTTTGGTGACAACATAACTTTAGTTGCCTTACCACCTTGCTCATAGATCTTTTGCATAACAGAATCAATATCTGTAAGCGCAAGAGTTCCACGAGTAGGAGCAGTTGTACCGCCGTTAATCGAACCACGTACAGTAGCTGTACCATCTGCATCTGTACCAGCGTTAGAAGAAGAAGCCGAAGGAGCTTCAAACTCACCTACAAAGTTACAAGTAAGTGCCGAGTTAATAAAGGCCTGATAGCCACCAGCAGAACGAGCGTTAGCGTTCTGTGAACCAACAGCATTAGATACGTTATAAGAATGAACCATGTCAAACTCAACGTCACGGCGCAGTTCAGTACCACGCTTTTTAAGCTGATAAGCATACTCGTCAGCTACACCAGCTTGGTCTACTGCACGGCGTGTGCCGGATACAGCAATTGTTTTACCATTGATCTGTGTGTAGTTACCAAGACGAGTGCGGTTAGGACCAGATACTGCAAACTTAGCGCCAGTAGCAGGAGTTGCACCTGTACCACCAGAACCATCTGCAGTTGGAGCAATCCAGTCAGTACCTTCGCCAATGCGAGAGTTGCCTGGAGCTTCCAGCTGATCTGTCTGCCATTCGTGATAAAT